CTCCGACCACGCTGTACCCGAGCGTCTTGTACGCTGAAATGAAGCAATCCGGAACATAGGTTGTTTCGGTGTCTCTTCTCATCAATTTCATACAGGCTCTCCTTTTTCTCATTTCGCCAAATTAGCCGAGAGAGATAATCTGTGCGATCGGGATGTTCTTGTGGTCGATGTACTGCTTGGTCAGACCGCCGGTGTTGACAAGCTCCCAGTTTGCGCCGAGCTCAAGCTCTGCCGCTGTAGGAGACAGGCTCGACATAGAAGACTTCGTGAAGCTGATACCGTAAGGAGCAAAGCTAAAGCGTCTGCGGGTGTAAAGAATATCCTCACCGCCGTTCGTCTTGGGATCTCTGTCCATCTCGTAGGGAACCTTAGCACCGCAATCGGTCAGTTCGATCGCGCCGTTACCGAGAACATAGGTATAATACGCAGTCTTGATGTTCGGAGACTGCTCTGTGCCGAGATTCACGCTGGCAACCGGCATACCGTCATCGACAAGAACTACCTTGCCATTAAGAGTAGCAAGCGCGAGATCGCGTTCGATGCCGTTGGCGTCTGTTGACTTCATATAGGCAAGCAGTTTCAGGTTCTCGAGATGCGTTGCCACAACGGAATGCATGATAGCAAGACTGAATGAGTCCTTGTTATCACCGCAAGCTTTCTGTGTTGCGTCATTCATAGTGGTATCACCGATACAACCAGCGCCCACCTTATCAGCAGCGGGATTTGCTGTCACGTCCATCGTATGAGCAGTTACAAACGCTGCTCCTGCGGTATCAGTCATGCTGAAAACGCCCTTCAAGCACGAGATCAAGGACTTCTGATAGATTGTGTTCCAATAATCCGCAATCTGCTGCGCAATATTGGCCATGAAATCCACACCGCCTGTGATGTCGTATGAGAAGTCTTTCTCCTTGAAACCCTTTGCACGACCGATAACAACACGATCGTGCATATAGGTTGCCGTGGACGACACGGTAATATCAGTATTACCATCGTAGTTGACGGGATCGCCGTTCACCAGACCGAGGAGCGGCGTTGAGAGAAAGTTGCCGCCGACGTCGTCTTTCAAGGCTGTCGCCAAATCGTTGCGCATGCGGATCGCGCCGCTTTTGATCATTTTGTTTCTTGTCAGGTTAGGGATACGGTCAATATACTGGCCAAAAACCTGCGCATTAAAGTTTTTGTTGTCAAAGATTGACATAGGTTAATTCACTCCTTATTCGTCAAAATTTACCTTTGCCCCCGGATGCTCGTTAGCCCACTGCATCTGTTCCAAGAGCGTTTTCTTGGGCTTCGGAGGATTCTGAGGCTGCTGCTGTTGCTGGGAGAATTGCGGTTGGAACGGAGGCTGCGGGTTGCCGCCATCATTGTTACCGCCTGCAGGCTCGATAACAAACGCGGACTTGGTAGCGTCGTCTGTCATCAGTTTGGTCATGTAGTCCTTTGCACCCATGAACTCGCCGTCAACGAGCTTGAATTCCTGCTTGTCAAACGCCGCTTTCACGCCGTCCTCGGCAAACTGTGAGGAAAACTGATAGCCCTTGAAGAACAGATCGCGCGCAAATGCTCTCTCCTGCTGGGCAAGTTTCTCGTTGAGCGCCGCCGTTTCGGTGTTGTATTTGTTCTCCCATTCGCTCGCCTTCTGCTTGATACCATCGATATCCATATCCTTATAGGACTGGATTTCGGCATTGGCGTCAGTGAGCTGCTGTCTTACACCGCTCAACTCGGTGATCTTCGCGTCAAGCTTTTCCTTCTTGACGTAGCCGCCGTCGGCAATGTTCACCAACTTGATGTCCGTGGCCGAGGACAACTTTTCGGTGAGCTGATCCAACGTCAGCGCGATGGGATTACCGCTTTCATCTTTGAACAGTGCATTTAAAAATTCGTACATAACGTGTACCTCCGTTTTTCGCCTGATTTAGATTAAACGTCAGTTCACTCTGACAATCGGCTATCCCGCTATTTATATCTCCGCGGGAAGAGAGAAAATTTGACATAAAAAAAGAACCTTTTAACGTCATGTTCAGGACGTGCGCTCTAAGCGCAAAGTATAAATTTGGGTATAAAAAACCGCCTGCCAAAGCAAGCGGTTATCGATTCAACATTCTATCTCGTTGCTGTCCGACTTCTTAATGAGGATTTTTCAAGCGATTTAAGCGTATTTGCAGTATTATTTTTCGCGCCGGAACTTGTTCTTATTCCGTTATAGCCAGCAGTATAAGTACGAGAATAATCATTGTATAATCCGTACTTGTTACAATGCTCGCGCAAAAGCTTCTGACGATTCTTCAGCTTTGCTTTTGAATGTTGAAGGTCGTTTGCGATACCTTCCTGCAGTTCGGCAGTATCTGCCGCATCTAAACCAGATTGAAGTGTATATACTTCACGTTTAGCTTCACGAACCATCCTTTCATATCGGCGTTGCTTCTGCTCAATTTCATAAAGCCTGGCATTCTCTTCGTTATCGAATTTCCCCATATCATAGGCAGGCTTTGAATAGCCCTCAAAATATGGGAAAAAACTATGCCGACAGTTCCAGCCACATAAGCCGGCTCCTGTCCCGTAACCGGTTGACTCCTCAAAATTCGGATATTTAGAAGTTGAGCCGCTTCTGCTGAACACCTTTCCTTGCCAAACAGCATGTGACGGACGCGCACCCATATGTGCTGTTGTTTCTACCAAATCGGTGCCCAACAAGTCGCAGTTAGCAAGCTGCAGCTTCGCACAGCTTTGATTAACAGCCGTTGTCAAAGCTCTGCGGACTGCGTTCTCCACAGATGTTTGGTATTCCCCACCGTCTTGCTGTGGATAAGCAATTCTATATATTCCTTGTTGAGCGAGCTTTTTTAGCGCCCTTCTTACGGCTTCCTCGCGCGTCTGTGCGCCTGTAACGTATTGTAGGTACGAAACATCAAGGGAGTTAAAAAACGCGACCTGTGCCGCACCTGCCGTTGTTCTTGTGAAATTGCTTACAAGCTGATTAGCGTTATTAATACCTTGAAGCATAATTGCACGAAACGCGGGATTGTCCTTAATCTGAGACCATGACATTTTTAAATCAGCGGGAATAACATCTATATCAAACGATAAAGCACGCCTATAACTGTCCATCAGCATTTTTTGAATTTCGGCTTCGCTTTTATTGGTTGCAACGGCGAGCTGCTTCACAGCATTATCGTTAAGCATTCCCGCCTCACGCATCTTTTGAAGTTGCCAGCCCGCCGTGTTTGTTACACGACCTGTCTTGATAATTCTTCGGGCAATATCCCCAAGTATCTCATTTTCTGCTTGTGCGAAGATTTCAACAACTCCATCAGCTACACCAGCCAAATATTGAGGAGTTAATATCACTACTTGCCACCACCTGTATCTCCAAACAGTATAGCTTCGTCAGATTTGCCCTTTCTAATCTCCTCGATTTTTTTTCGGGCAGTTTCTTCATCTTCGCCGCGCCATGTCATGCGATATTCGTATTCGCCTAATAGTCCCTGAGAGACCTCTTGCAGATCACGCATACGCTCGGTGTTTGCATCAACGATTACGCTGTCATCCCAAACATAAGCACATTCGTACTCTCCTGCCGGGCATAATTTATAAAGGATAGCAAGTTCTTCAACCGCTATCACAAGATTGTCCAAGGCGTTTTCCAGGCTTTGCTGTATATCGGAAATAGTAGAGTATGTACGTTGTTTTGTAGTGGTAATCTCTGTGGCTGTCTTGACATCCTGATTCAGATCGGAAATTGTGCCGCGTGCAACACAACACAGATCCTCGATCTGCATCATCATTCTGTTCATGCCGCGGATATAGTTTTCATCACGAATAGCCGGCGTCCATTGTTTGAATAAATCGGAGCCGCCCGTCTTTGCTGAATCAAGAGAATTGATGCGATAAAGCCGTTCCTTTCCTTCTGGAAGAACGGGCTTGCCGTCGATGTCAATATCAAAAGCGTCGTCAGAAGCATCAATGGCTGCTTCTGTAGCTTTATACTCCCAAATCAAACGCTGATACTGCTTGTCCGCTTCCTTGATTACATTGACAGCTCGGGCAAAAACAGCCACACCAAGCGGCGATCCCGTGTCGATCGTGTTGCCCAGCGGCATTCTGAAGTAGGAGTACAACGGCTCTTTGATATAGTTAAGATCAACTTCTGGGGTGATATCAGCCCAATCAGGTACATCGGATAGTTCACATGGATCTCCCAGAGAGTTTTCGTCCGATGATACAAATGCCTTATTAGTTATGCGATATTTACCGCCGCCGAGCATTTCATGTTTTTCAAAGCGCTTATAAACCTTTTTGCCCTTGTAATACAGAAACCGAAAGAAACCGCCTGTGATCTTTCCGTTTCCGTCAAATTGTGTGGGATAAAAATTGTTCGGCAGCACTGTTTCGATTGTAATGCCTTTATCGCAGATATAGGGCTTGAAAATAACGCCGCCGGTTGCACAGGCATATTCGACCTTTGAGCGGATATTGGATAAAAACGGTTTCATTTGAGCCGCTATAAACTCAGCCATCGGTGAATCACCGTTGATGTTCATTTCCATTTCAAGCGTTACGCTGCGGGCTATTTCCGCTGACATAACAGTAGGAATGCCAAGCGACTGCCCTTCTTCGTCAATCCAATCAGCTTCACCTAAATACATATTAAGCCATGTTTTGATAGCCTGCTGCATCCTGTCTGTTGACAGGTTTTCAATCTCGGCAACTTCGGGATTGACTTTCATATCGTTAAACAAGGTTCTCACCGTCCTAATGAATCTTTTTACGCCTTCAAACGCCACTTTTATCACCTTCTTTACACCCTTGCGAACCTCGAACTGTCACGCTCAAGCGCATACTCAAAAGCCCGCAGAAGGTTGATGTTATTAGCTTTTCTTTCTTTATCGTTCTTCTCTGCATAAATAGCAGAGGAGAACGCCATTGATAATTCTCTGCAATCAGATGTCATCTGCAGCATTCCGCGCTGGAACATCGAATTCGTCAATCGGATCAGATCCGACTCATTCAGATTTGCAGCTAAGCGCATTTTTGCATTGATGCCGTGTCTCGCTGCGTTCTTTTTCAACTCCTGTTGCAGAGTGTATTCATCCGCGTCAACATAGGTACTGTCAACACGGCCGTACTGTTTGGACACATCCTCGCAAAACTTAAAGATATTGGCTTTTAGCGACTCCGAATCATACGTCGGACAAACCTCGGAACGAAGGACAAGCATGCCGCGATACCCGAAGATAACGCCTGCCGCTACGAAAGCAACTCCGGCATTCTTATCGATCAGACTGACACCGACATATATTTTCGTGATCTGCCCGTTGATAGGTTGTGTTTTGGGAACATACGCCAATGTACCAAGACGCAAGTATTCCAAGTACACCATGTTGGCCGTATAACACGAAAGCGCCAGTGCGTCACCCATATCCGG